CAAGAAAAGATATTACAGAACTTGATGAAGATGAAACTGTTAAAGCGTATGCAAATGCGTTATTTACAGCGGATAAGAAAGCTTTACAAGCTTTTCATGATCAAACTATTGATAAGATGCCAGCAAGACAAAAAGCTTTGTCTGAAGGTACTCCTGCCGATGGTGGTTATCTAGTACCTCAAGAATTTTATAACAGACTTGTTATAGAACGAGATGAAGATATTTCAATGAGAAGTGAGGTTACTGTCATTCCTGTGACTACTAACACGTTGACTATTCCTAAGCATGAAACTGGACCAGAAGTTTATTGGACATCCGAGGGTGCAACCAAAACTACTACTACAATGGACTTTTCACAACCGACTATTACAGTATATAAATTAGCTGCAATCATCTATATGACTGATGAGCTGATGGAAGATGCTGCATTTAATTTGACAGATGTGATCGTTAGACGATTTGCTGTTAAAATGAATGAAGCTGTTGAGAAAGCCATTCTTGTGGGTACTGGAGTTGGACAACCAACTGGAATATTTGTTAACGCTGTGACTGTTGCTGCAGCTGTTGCTTGTGTTGGAAATCTTGATTTCGATGATCTTATTAGTCTTATTTATAGCTTACCTAAGAAATTTAGGAAGAACGCTAAATTTATTATCCATAATAATAATGTAGCTCAATTAAGACTACTTAAGGACACAGATGGAAGGTATTTATGGCAAGATCCAGTAGCTGTTGGGCAACCGGCAACTATTCAGGGTTATCCTGTACATGAAACTTACGACTGTGGAGAGGATGAGATCGCTTTTGGAGATTATCGAGAAGCTTATTGGCTTACTGATCGTCACCAGATGCGTGTTAAAATCACTAACGATACAGAAACTACTTTTACTCAAGATAAAACAGCCATTCGTGTGGTTGAAAGACTTGGTGGAGATATTGTGGTTGCAAACGCAGTTAGGATTCTTAACCAAATCCCCTAAGCATTGATATTATTGCTTTATTACTAGCTCTTAACTCCAAGAGCTAGAATAAGATAAAAATATGAAAGTAAAGATTTTAAAGAACTATAAAGATTATAGGAAGAACCAGATTATTGAAGTGACGAAGAATGTTGCTTTTGGTTTAATAGATAAAAAAATTGCTAGATTGTTTGCATCATTCAAAAATGTGAATAAGATGTTTAAAAAAAGTAAAGCAAAAATGAAATGACTTTATTAGATTATGCATTGGTTAGCTTGGAAGATGTAAAAAGTTTCCTTGGAATAACCACAACAACTCATGACACGCTTTTGACTATGATTATCAATATGGTCACTGAACAGATTGAAACTAGATGTGACAGGCGTTTTGATGATACTGAATATGAAGATCAAGTTTATAGTGGGATAGGTGTAAAGACTTTGATTTTAAAAGAATTTCCTGTAACCGACACAACGACATTTAAACTTGAAAGGAATAATTCTTATAATAATTCTGATAATTGGGAGGAGATTGATGCTGATACTTATTGGGTAGAAGAAGAAACTGGTATAATTACAAAAACCACTGTATTTCATAGAGGAACCCAAAATTGGCGAGTTACTTATTCTGCTGGGTTTACTGTGATCCCTTATGATATTCAGTTGCTTGCAATGAGTGTAATATCTGAAGTATTTAATAAAAGGAATGTAGCTGGAGTTAAGAGCGAGAAATTGGGGGATAGGACCGTTTCATTTGAAGCTGGAAGTGTGATTGATAATAATCAAAGTTTCTTATCCACATTGTCTAATTATAGAAAGATACCTGTATGATGATTTTACTAGATAAAACAGTAAGCATTCATAGACTTGAAAGCTTAGGTGGGAATAAGAGTGGGTTTGTTACATTCACGCTTGAACAGTCTGCTGCAATACAGCCTTTTGGACAGAGTGAGATAGCAAATGGTGTTGGATCTTTTAATAAAATGTATAAAATATACATGGATGTAAACACAGATATTCAAGAAGGAGATAAATTACAGGATGCGAGTGGTAATATTTATATAGTTGAATCAGGTGGGATCGAGAAAAGAGATGATGGGTTTATTGCAGATCACATGGATTTAACAGTTAAGAAAGTAAATGGTTAAGATCGAGATACAATTAAAGAATGAGAAAGCTATTTTGAATAAGTTTAATATGATGCCCCAGAAAGTGGCTAAGAATCTCCAGATTGCTATTGGACAGGTTGGAGCTTATGCATCAGGAAAAGCAAAATTAGTGATTACTTCTGGAATTGGAATGTGGAAATCTCCAATTGATACTGGACAAATGCGTCAAGGAATACAGAGTTTCACTGGAAGGATGAAAGCCACAATTAAAACATCAAAAAGAACTCCGTATGCAATTTATGTTCATGAAGGAACTAGAAAAATGAGAGCAAGGCCATTCTTTGAAATAACTGTTAAGGAAGAGAAGAGAGATATAGAGAAGTTTTTTAATAAAGCACTAGAAAGAGCAATAAAATGAGCTTGGTTACACTAAAAGAGCAGATAAAAAGCAAGTTGGATCTTATTGATAATATTCAACAGGTGGAAGACTACCCAACTATTGATTTTAATGGTTATCCTTCTGCTGTTGTAAGATCAATGGGAGTTGATAACGATTATGAAACTACTTGTGAAAATTTGGAAACATATAGATTTGAAATTTATTTAGTTATCGAGAATTCAGGTGATCTTTACAATTTATCTAAAACAAGAGGAGCTGTTGAAGAGTTGTTTGATGAAGTGAGGGATAATTTCGATAATGATGAATTTCTTTCTGGTCTTTCTTTGCCGAGTGATAGGCAATTGCTGGGAGTGTTACCAGCACTTGGAGAGATCCATGAGGTCGAAGAGGGAAAATACGTTGAAGCAGTTATAATTTTAAATATACGAGTTAGTAAACAATTAAGCTAAAAAAATGAGCAAATTTATAGGTAGAAAATCGGCGGTTGGAGTAGGATTGGAGACAGTCCGAGGAACTTCTGTCGTTGCATCCAAATTATTGGGTAAAACAGATTATAATTTAGAGGACAAAGCGAATAAGGCCAGAAGTGGCGAGGGAATGGGAAACATAGTCGGAGAAGGCTCTCAAGCTGTCGTTACACAGAAAATGGCAGAGGGGGATATATCAGCCGAAGCAGGAGCGAAAAGTCTTCCTATGCTATTGTCAGCAGTTTTTGGAGGAGCAATTACAAGTGCAGCAGAAACCAGCGACTACAAACATACGATAGCCGAGGGCCAAAGCAATCAAGCACCGACTCTTTCAATTCTAGTTGATGACGATAATGGGGATTTATTATTCCGAGGGGCGATGGTTGATTCTTTTGAATTGACTATTGCGATGGACGAATTTGTAAGCTTTTCGGCAGGATTAAAAAGTTTTGTCAGTCGGGATACAACTTTTAGCCCAACATCATTAAAGGAATTAGATTATAAATTTGTTGGTCGAGATCTAGAATTTAAAGTTGCGGCGGCAACTACAGATTTAGCGGCGGCGACAGCAGTTTGTTTAAAAGATTTCAGCTTAACAGTCAATAAAAACACCGATTATGATATGTGCCTTGGAACTTTAGAGCCAGAAGACATTTTGAATAAACAAATCACTATTCAAGGATCTTTGACTTTGAACTATGAGGACAGGACTTGGAGAGATTACATGTTGGATGGAGATTATAAAGCTATCGGAATCAAATTGACGAATACTAGGGAAACAATGAATAGTGAGAATCCAGAAATGTATTTGGAGTTCCCACGAGTTGATTTTTCTGAATGGGAAGCACAGAGAGGTAATGATGATATAGTTGGTCAAACAATCAATTTCAACATTTTGCTGGATATTGATAATGACAGATTCGTTTCAAGTGCTTATGTGATAAATGATGTTGTTAGTTATTAATTAAATTAAAAAGATGGAAAGGGAAACTAAAAAAATAAAATTGCCTGTAACAAAAGGGGAAGTTGAAATAAAAACTTACATTACAGGGAGGGAATTAAGAGAGATAAACAGTATATTTCTTTCAGAAGTTAATGTTGATTCTGAAGGTAAAACAGATAAAATAAATGGTTCTATCACAGAGAAAGCAGAAAACAAGGCTTTTGAGGTCATTGTTGTTTCAATGACTGTTGATGAAGTCTTAGATCTACCAGTTAGGGATTATAATATTGTTGTGAAAGAAGTTGATAAGGTCCAGACTGGAATGAGTGCTGAAAAAAAAACGAAATAGAGAACCAAATTGCAAGATTAGTTTGTGGAAAAGCTGTGAAAGCTGATTACTTGATAAATATTGTTTTGACTTGTAAGTATATGGGATGGGATTGGGCAACATATCACAGGCAACCAAAAGACTTTATAGAAGTGGTTAATATATTAAGATTTGAGGAAGCTAATGAAGCGAATAGAGTAAACAAACGAAATGGCAACTAAAACACAATTACAATTAGTTATCACTGCAAAGAATGAAGCCAGTGCTAAAATAAAAAAACTTTCTGGTGATGTTTCTAGTTTCCAGAAAAAGTTTGATAGGAGTATGAGTTTGGTTGCAAGTGCTACGAAAGTTGTTGGT